GCCGACGCCAATTTAAGGGCAGCTACCAGTCGGGCGGGGGTCGAGCAGGCCCAACGCGGGGTTACCAAAGGCAAAGCTGTTACGTTGAACCGTGAGATTGAACGGCTACAGAGCCGGTTGAACCGCTTACTTGACCCGGAAAAGGGGAGACTGGCGAAGTTACGCGATAAGCAGAGTGCCCAACGGGCGGTACTGGAATTTCTAAGCGGTCAGCAAGACAACCTTAAAACAGCCCAGGAGAAAGCATGGAAAACAGCGCGAGACACAAAAGAGACGCGCAGGATTTACATCAACCAATTAAAAGAGGAACACGTCATAGACGGTGCTTTATGGGGGCCGAACCAGCCTATCAGCATAAGAGTTGAGCAATGGCGTAATACATACTTTACTCCAGAAGATGCTGAGTTACTGAAGAAAGTCATATCAGGTTCAGAGACCCCAGGTGCGTTCAATCGGCGGGTGACCCGTCCCGTCGTGTCGCTGGTGAACGTAAAGAGGTCTCTGGTATCTACGCTTGACGCCGCAGAGCCATTCATTCAGGGCCTGCCTGTGCTTGCCTCTAACCCGAAGGCATGGGCCGTGCAGACTGAAGCGCATTACAAGGCCCTCTTCGACCCCACTGTACAGAGCCGTCGTATCCATAAGAACCTAGCTGATTACCAATGGTTGGCCCGTCATGGTGTGCCTGTGGGTGACCTGGAGTTCTTTGCCGCACTTGAGACCGGGGAGGGTGTTTCTTTTGCCAAGCTGTTTGGGATACTGCCGAAAGGAGATGCCGTCCAGCGTTATTTCCGTACTGCTGGCAAGCAATCATTTGGCCGTTTCGGGGCCATGTATAACACGGCCCTTGGTGAGGCACGGGTGCAGTTATTACAGTCAACGAGGGTTGGCTGGAAAGGTACAGACGCGGAACTCGCTCAGTATATACGCAACCTCACCGGCGGCTTGGACGCCCGCGCATTGGGTCTAAGTCCGGGCCGGACGGCTGCGGAGGGTTTCTGGGTAGCCTTCTCCCCGCGCCTCCTCCGGTCAACGGTAGCCTTGGTAGGTGACGCTTTCCGTGGCGGCGTACCTTTAGAGTTAGTGCCTAAAGCGTTGGAGCCGGTCTCGCCCAGACTGAGTCGCGGTATACGGAAGACTGTATTACGCGGGAAGGAGGCCCCTCCCGCATACGATGTGGATATCGACCTGGCACGGGGGGTTCGCCAAGATGTGCAGCGTGAGGTTGTGGGAGGGTATGCCTCCACGGCGCAAGGACGCCGGTCACTACGCACCCTGGCAACGCTGGCAGGCGGCGTGACGACGACATACATACTGACTGGAATGGCCCTTGGTAAGGACTGGAACGAGATTAAGGAAGGGCTTAACCCACTTAATGGTAAGCGGTTCTTGTCCCACCAAATCAATGGTGACTGGATAGGGGTAGGAGGTCAGATACGCGCAATCACCCAGTTGATTTCTGCTATGGCTGTAGGTGGTTATCGACTCGCGACTACAGGGGAACTACCGACCAAGAGTGAAATCTTCTCCCGGCGTGACAACCCGCTCCTCCAGTTCCTTAGTGGCCGTGGCGCAATCGGAACACAGGCCGTTCTACAGGTTGGTGAAGTTGGTGCTGCGAAGGTGGGCGGCGAAGTAGACTTAGACCCGTTCGAGCGCATCGACAGTTGGACAGACCTGGCTCTTGTGCAGGGTAAAGGTTCACTGCCATTCGTGCTGCAAGGTCTATTGGAGGGGGAGAAGTGGCCGACGATTGGTGCTTCCGCACTGGGAACCAGGACGAGTGAATGGACTGAATATGACGGTCTGCGGGACAACAAAGGTGTTCGGACAGAACAACTACAACACTTTGTCCAGGAAAACAACATAAGCCTTGGGGGAAAGATTGAAGTCGAGTGGGAAGGAGAAACCTTGGAGTTCGACCTGGCAGAGGAGATAGTTGAGTTTGGGGACTTACAGCCAAGTCAGCGACTATTATTTAAGTCTAGATATCCTAGTACCTTCGCTGAAGAGGAACGATTGACTCGTGACCTCGCTAAAGACCGCAATGCTCCTGACTGGGCTATCAAGCGGGTTGAAGCCTGGGATTTAGAGAACGGCTTTGTCATAGCCCAAGAGAGTTCGGATAGGCAGTTGGCCGCTGAAACGCTGGGGGTTGATGATTGGAAGAAACACTATCGGAGCCGCAAGTTTGGAGCGATGAAGAACCGCCAAGAACTGTATGATTACGATAAAGATGAGATAGAAAACCCATTAGATGTCTTCTATGCCAAGATGGAAGAGATTCTAACAGTGACTGACCCCGATACGAAAGAGACTACCGTTGATGAAGTGATGACCGAGGAGCGGTGGATAGAGTTAGATGTTTGGCTGTCTCAACAACCTGAAGAGTTCAAGAGATATGTGGACATGAACACGGGACTGAGTTCTCCAACAGAAACAACCGATGACTTTGATGCGGGAACACGGTTCCTTAGTGAGCATTATTGGGGGCCAACCGACCCTGTCACAGGCAGCATCCTTAACTTTCCTGCGGAACACAGCCAGGGCAACGTACCTATCTGGTCGAAGACAGGGACGGAGTTCTTGGACATCACCCCTGATGAAGCCAGGATTTATAAAGAACACATGACCTATCCGAAAGGTGACCCACGCACACGCCGGGTCACTGTGCTAGCTGATGAGATTGGTACGCCTATTGAAGAGGAGAAGAAGGCGATAAAGGCCATCGTTAATTATGTGGAAGGGCAACTAGGGGCCTTTAAGAAACATATAATTTTCTCAGAAGACAAAACTTCCAAGGAAGTAAGAAGGTACCTTTGGACGTACTACAACTCCTCTGAAGAATCTGTTTTCATCAAGGATTACTTCAACCGCTTGGCAAAATAGGCGACATAAATTGACAGGAATTTGCGGAAAGGGTTACACTTTTCCGCAGTGATTACTCCTATTAAATACATAAGGAGCATCGCATGGTGACAACACCGGCACCAGAGGAACCCCAGGTAGAGGAACAGCCCGCACAAGAGGAGGCTGAAGAGACTACCGAAGAGACCCCTGAAGAAGAAGTAGACTACAGGGCGAAAGCAACCGCATTGGAGGCCCAGGTCAAGAAGATGGAGAACGACCTGCGTTCCAAGGACGGTCAACGCCGTAGGGATACGGACAGGGATGCGGAACTGGCTGGTCTCCGCGATGATGTGGGCGCGATGCGGAAGATTCTTACGCTCTATATAGATGACCGTAAGATAGATATGTCCGATGACGCACAGGCCCAGATATCACGGGTAGGTCAGGAGTTGGCTCAAGGGCAGGCGACCAGAGATTGGAACGCCCGGTACGAGAAAGAGCAATCCCGCCTCATGTCCACCGTTCAGGACGAGGGTGACAATATCCTCATCAGTGAGGATGATGCACAGAAACTCCAGAGCGATTGGCAGGCAGCTTGGGCAGAAGGCTCGAAAGCCGCCAGAGGTGACTTCGAGGATGTAATCAACATCCAGATAGAAGCCGCCAAGATGGTTGCCCAGGAAGAACGCCGCAGGGCTACGTCCGAGCGTCAGAAACTCGCTGATGAAGCGAAGAACGCTGGGAAGAAAGCCCTGGAGAAAGCAGGCGTAGCTGACCTGGATACAGGTGCGGCTATCGCAGGCGGGAATGAAGAACTCCGTGGCTCAGCCCTCATAGAACGGGGGCTGCGAAAACGTAACCTATAAGGACAATACGATGCCAACACTAAGTGAATATCAGAAGTTGGCTAACGACGATGTCACGGCTGGTGTGTTTGATAACATCATCACCGCGTCTGAGTTGGCCCCCTTCCTCCAGTTCAGCAGCTTCAGTGGAAACTCCCTGGTCTATAACCGGGAAAGCACACTTGGAGCCGCCGCTACCCACCAGGTAGGAGACATCTGGTCTGACACCGAACCGACCTACACGAAGAAGACCGTGTCGTTGACCACTGTCGGCGTACAGCACCCCCTTGACCGTTTCGCTATGCAGACTGCCGACAACGTGCAGTCCCAGGAAGCCGTCCTCCTTTCCAAGATGGCGAAGTCCATCGTCCGAAAGCTGGAAGACCTTTTGATTAGCGGTAACTCCGGTAGCACCTCTACTGAGCCGGAAGGACTCACGTCCCTCCTCATCAGCGACTCTCGCCTCCTTATGATGGACGATGGCTCACAGCCTTCCACCATCGCCGGGGCAGAGACCGAACTCACCCTTGACCGCCTGGACGCCATGATTGACCTGGTGGAGAACGGTAAGCCGGACTTCCTGATGATGAACAAGACCATGCGTCGCAAGCTGACCTCACTCGCCAGGGCCACCGGCTCCGGCGTCGTTCTGACTTCGGCTGATATGTTCGGTCACCAGTACACCCTTTACAATGGCATACCTGTGGTCATCAACGACTACATCTCCAACTCCGAACAATACGAGAACGCCGGTGGCTGGGGTTCCTCCACTGCTACTACCATCTATGCCTGCAAGACAGGTCAGGAGAAGCAGGGATGGACTGTCATCCACAACGGTACCGTTCTCGACCCTGACATCCAACGCCTGGGCACCAAGTTCGACAAGAACGAGGATGTCTACCGGATGGCTGTCTATCTGAACGCAGTGGTCTACTCTGCCAAGTCCTGTGCAGGGCTGGCTGGAATCGACTCCGCTGCCTAACAACGAATAACCAACCTCGTTGAGCATAGTTCCGTAATCTGATAATGAGGTAATGAACGATGGCTGACCCACACGTTGAGCAAGCAACCGACAAGTTTGCTGCGACTATCGGTTCTACAGCCGTAACCGCCGGGGACATGTTGTACTTCGACGGCACCGACTGGGAACTCGCAGACGCAGACGACAACACGAAATTCGCGGAGGCCGTGGCTGTGAACAGTTACGCTTCCGGCGACGTAGGCGTACTCTGCCGGAGCGGCATCATCCGTGACACGGACGCCCCTTACACGCAGGGTAATACGATGTACCTATCCGCTACCGCAGGTGAAATCACTGCTACCCGTCCTACGGGCGCAGAGAACCTGATGCAGGTGGTCGGGTTCTGTATCGACACTTCCAGGGTGACCTTTGAGATAAAGGCCCCTTATGAGGTAACCGTGAACCTCAGTCCCATGACTGACGGTACAGCGGCTTACTCCCAGTACGGCGACTTCACCGGGGTTCTCCTGGCCGCTGCCAACGAGGCAGGTGGCTACACCTTCATGGTG